AATCATGGGAGGTTAACAAAAAAGATACCATCTAAGAATAAATACATAAATTGGGATTACATGATGTATCAGTGGATAGCAGCTTTCTGTAGTAATCAAACAAATATTAAGTTTGAAATCCCGAAGAGTTTATTCCATGTCTTTGAGATATGTAATCGTAAAATATTAATGCTGCATGGAGATACCTTTAAGGGAAGTAGCCCAGACATTATAAAGAATGTAACTGCTATGAGAGCCGTCCTACAATATAGAAATACTTTAGAAGAAGAAGCAATTATAGAAGAAAATGATTCCTGGGTAAATCAATTTGATTCTACTATCATAGGACATTTCCATAGAGTAGATGAAATTGATATCGGAACTGGAGAGGTACATATATGTGGATGTATGAAGGGTGGAGATGAGTATGCCCTTGGTCAATTAAGTGTGATAACTAAGCCTAAACAAATTGTTACATACTGGCATCCGAAATATGGGTATATAGGAAAGGAAGTGGTCTATTTAAATCGTTACGATAATAGTCCTAATAGCTTTATAGATAAGCTTGGGCCTGTCTGGGACATGAAAAATTCGTAATCGGAGTATAATATATTATGGCAAACCTATCTTCACAAATAACATTATTAATTGGGGGGCCAATCACGGTTAAGATTGCCACGCTTATCTATGAAACCCTTACAAAAAGAGGTGGTATTGTACCTGTTAAATCTGGTAGTACTATAGGAAGTATCAAACTAAATACTAAGGGTGCTAATGGCTTTGTAATAACAGGTAATTCTAATCTTAAAAAATTAGAAATGGGAGATGACCCCGATATTGCTAATAGAAAATATACTCAGAAAGTTACTAGAAGGTTACGTACAGGTAAAGTCTTGTCATATGAAAGAACCTATACAGGACAGAGGCCACAAAAAATGTGGAAAAAATCAGCGGGAGGGGGAAATCCGTGGAGAGTAATACCAGTTTCTCCACGTCCTCCAATGAATTTAACAGGACAAGCGGTAGGAGAAGCGTTAAGACAATTAATGGAAGGCGGTCAGTATAAACGAATTCTACCCGATGTAATAGAAATAACAAGTCTTGATTGAAGAAAAGGAGAGTCAATATGAGTATACCGAATATTACCCCAGAGCAAGAATTCATCCTAGCTAGACATTCTAGGATGGTGGGCAAAGTTCTAGATTTAATTGAAGCATCTATGCCTGAAGGTACACAATGTGAGAAATTTAAGAAGTTAGTACAGGTTCCGATGTATGATTTTAGAAATGATATATTAAAACTCACGACTGGTAAGATGGAATAAGTTATATTTTTTAGGTTTTTGCTATAATTAGAGTATAATATATTAGAATCTTTCTATAATAGGGGTCGGGTGTGGCTTAGACCAACCTCTGTATTAGGAATATAATTCTATTATGGAGGATATATTATGGAAGAGGAAATCTTGGAACGGATTGAAAAGCAAATGGAAGGTAGTAACCTGGCATTGTCAGCTGTTGCAGAAGTGCTTCATAAGATGGACGCACGACTGTCGAAAGCAGATGATGATGATGAGAGAGACAAAGAAGAAGAAGATGAAGCTGTGGAAAAAGCGTCTTTGGTAAAGTCTATTGCGACTGAAGTTTTTAGTATGATAAAGGCTGACCAAGGCATGGAAGTAGATGGGACTAAAGTTCGGGCAGGAACTAAAATGAATGGTTCAACTGATGACCACGCTGTGACGGTAAGCGGAGAGCGTAGCATTAGTGATGTACAAGCTACCATTCAGGCTATGCAGAAAGAAGATGGGAATGGTAAGGATAAGGATAAAGAATATCCAGGTGAAGAAAATGAAGAAGACGAGGATGCAAAAGAGAATCCATTTAAGTCGAAATCTTCGGACTATGAGTCCATGACTAAGCAGCTAGAAGACTTGCAAAAACAGTTGGCTTCTTATGAGGATACCCTGCAAAAACAGGTTCACGGAGAAACTGAAGAGCGTTTGCGGAAAATGGGTTTCCGTGAAGAAGGTGGTACCATTGCTCCTAAACGGATGTCTGTAGAGAATCTGGGAACTGATGGAACTACTCCTCTTATTAAGCAAGAAAACAGTGACGATGTTGCTGACCAACTAGCTAGTATGTCATACAAAGAATTGAGAATCCTTCAGACCCGTATTCAAGCGGGAGATACTGAAGGCATACCTCAAGAACTACTTTAATCAAGAAATTTAATTAAGGAGAACAACGATTATGGCTAATCCATCTCTTGCTGAATATCTAGCGCAGTCGCAACGTGGAATGTACCAGTCGGTCTTCGGGCCTGACTTCTTGCAAAAGGGTGTGTTCACTGTTGATACTGCTACGGGTATTTTCAATACAACTTACGGACGTAAGGTGTGGCAAGCTTTGAACAACCAAACTCGTTTCTTCAATGCAATACCCCGTGTCGTATGGGGTAACACAGCTGGTTGGCGTGTACGGAGCGACAGAGGTTCTAACCGCTCCCGCCCAGTTACTGAAACTGGTAGTCTCCCCACTGTGGATGTCTCGCAGATAGAACAAATTTCTAGTCTGCCCCGAATCGTTGCCACGACCTTTGGTGCTTCCGTCAAGTCCGTGTTCACGGCTCAGATGGAAGGTGGTATCGGGGATGTCCTTGCAATGGAAAACGAACATGCTCAGCTTGACCATATCAAGGAAGTCAATGAGGAAATTTTGGCGGGGTCAGCGTATCTAGTATCCGCTGGTAGTACCACGTCATTTACGGTTCCTGCGGCAATCGCTAAGCACTTTAAGACTGGCGATAAAATAGCAGCGTATGATAACACTGCTACTGATTGGATAAATACCACTTCTACTACGGCTTCGATAGTAGCTTCTGTTAATATTACTACTGGTGTAGTTACTATGTCTACCGCAGGAAGTGACCCAGCATTCTCAGCTGCAATAGCTGATGATGATGGCGTTGCCATCCTCGCACGTGGTGGTCTGACTAGTATTGACGATGTTGTTTCTGAAGACGGTATGGCCTTCGGTGGCCTACCAGTTGCTTCCCATGCTAACTTTGCCGGTAATGGTGGAGTACGAGCTTACGACTTAACCTTTGGTGGTCGTGTAGCTGGCGGGTGGAACGCTGGTGCTTCGGTATCGTATAATGGTGGTACGGGACGTGACCTATCTCTCAACTTGCTGGATACTGCTATTCAGAAGGTTAGGGAAAATGGCGGTGAGCCTAAGCTCATTCTCATGGGCCATGACCAGTACTTTAAGCTGGAGAGGCTACTCAACTCCCAGCAACGGTATATGGGACAGGAAGAGTATCAGGTTGGAATAGGTTCAGAACGAACCTTCCCTGGTACCCGAACTGGCTTGGTTCTAGCTACCTATATGGGTATTCCCATAATGCCAGACGTGGACGTTGCTAAGTCCGTTTCTAGTACGAATGCGGTCTTGGGTTCAAACATCTATGTTTTGGATACCGACTATATTGAGACGGCTATTGCTCAGCCTACTCAGTACATCGAGAACCGTGACTATTTTGCTGCTGACCAGCTGATAGTTCGTGGTTTGCTCTATACGATGGGTGAGATGCGATGCAAGAATATTTGGGTACAGTCTAAGATAGCTGACCTGAACGCCTAATCCACCACTTGGCTAGGGGTAGGGGCCTTAAGGCCCCTACCCTTTAATAACTTACGGAGGAATGATTATGGCTTTTGCAATTACTGTTCCAGGCAATGCTTCCGATGTAGTAGGTGTACCTGGGAATAATAAATATGTCATTAAGACATGCACGTTTACTGGCTCTTATGCAGCTGGTGCTTTAACAGCTACTCAATTGGGTTTGGAACAAATTCATATGCTTATAGCTCAATCTGAATCTAGTGGATTTGTAGCACAATATGATTACACTAATGAAACTTTAGATTTGTGGGAAGCCGGGGCCGATGGTGCAGCTTTAGATGAGGGGAATACGGCAGCTGGAACTGTAGTTGTTCGGATAATGGCATTCGGACGGTAGTCAGTAATGACTACCAATACGTCATCGGAATTAACTGTTAACTTAGCCGTTTATATGGAACGACTAGATACTTATATAGAAAGTCAAACCAAATTAAATGAATCTTTGTGTGAAAGTTTGTCTAAAGTTTCTGTAGAGGTAGATAACTTACAAGGATGGAAAGATAAGATGGGAGGAATGAAGACAGCCTTTGTTGCAGTAGGTTTATTATTTCTTCATACAACTGCGGTAATGGGTGGACTCATTGCATTTACAAAATGGTTTCTTTCAGGAGATAAATAATGCCAAATTATCGAGCAGATGAATGGGCAGCTTGGGAAGTAGACCCAAGTACCCGTACAAGCGTACACGCATTTACAAAGTATTTCCCTATTAATGCAACTGTCGCCACCACTGCGGCAAATCTTCTTACTGTTAGTCGAGGTCTCCCCTCAGTAAATCTTGTTGTGAACCCTAGAATTGAAGCTACAGATATCACTGGATTCACAGCTACGGGGGCAGCGATAGCTAGAGTTACTTCACAACAATCTACTGGTGCAGCTTCTTTATCAGTTGACCCAGCTAATAGTGTTGCTGGTGAGGGTTTTTATTGGACTGGAAGTTTCTCCGGTCATCCAGAAGGTTCATGGTTAGTGGCAAGTGCTGAGGTAAGACGGGCTTCTGGTTCAGGTGGTACGGTTAAGATTGCTATTCAAAATAGTTCAGGAACGGAAATCGTAGCTAGTGCTGCACATACATTAAGTACATCTTGGACTAAGCTTAGTACTATGTATATTTTACCACCCCACTCACCAGCTGATTATAGAGTAGCAGTCGTGTCTACTGCCCAACATGATATAACTTGGTTCACTGATAAAATTCATGTGGAAGAACGTCGGGATGGTCAGATTGCTGATTATGTAGATGGTGCCTTAGGTGTTAATTATGAATGGACTGGAACTGCTGATGCTTCCGCTTCTAAAAGAAGGGCGGGAGTTTCTGTTATACGAGGACTACGATTAAAGAATGATGATGGAAGTAATCCAGTCTATGTTGCTTTCGATACTACTGCGACTACCACTACCGGAATTAAAGTAGTAGGTGGAGAAATTTTTGAAACCCACTTCCCTATAGATTTTAGAACAAACATATCAGCTATATCTACTGGTGGAACTGCGGCTGTTCATGGAGTAGTTTGGGGGATACACCAAGGCTAATGACTAGTGCAATTAAGGGTAAGATACCTACGCCTAATTCTTGGAAACCAGCCCTAGAAAAATTTGTAGGGATAACTGGTGGAATAACTCTACTTGAAAAACAAGTAGGAAAGACTACGTTACTGGATATTTCTAAAGCCCTTGATGAATACATGCGTTTGTATAAAGCTGGTATTGCTTCCAAGGCAGAAGTTCTAACCTTATCCAGAGCCTTCCCAGGTAACGAGGAATTATCGAAAGCTTGTGAAGGCTTCGCTGCCTTACCCGTCGTTATTGGAGGCCCAGCATCTGTAGAGATGGTGGATAGGGAAGGGCATTTAATCACCACCAATGCCCTTTCCAAAGCCTTCGATAGATACATGGGCAACTTTCGTACTCGTAATACTATGGTTCTACATTCTGATGTCCAAGTAGGTTGGGCATTGCCAGCTTATATATCTCAAGGTGGTCAGATATTTAAGAGTGGTGTAGATGGGAATGGTCTATTCTTTATCACAGAGATTAGGGATGATACTCGTATTGCCAATAAAGTAATGGAACAAATTAATGAAGGGAAACTTAAGAGTTATAGTATTGCTGGTAGTGCTACACAAGTACAGAGTATGATGAAGGGTCAGGTTCCCTATATGCAAGTAGATGATTTAGAATTAGCTGAAGTAACTGTTTGTGAGAAGGGAGTAAATCAAGGAGCTAACTTTGAATTATTAAAAGGTTGTGACTGCCCTACTCAATCATGTGCTGATGGTAGTTGCTTACTTAAAGAACATGATATGATAGGCCACCAAACTGGACAGCTATCTCCAGACCAGGTTAATTATCGTGAAGCTTCCGAAATGGAAAAGAACGCTGGTATAATGTGTGGGTCGTGTAGATTTTTTAATGCTGGAATGAGTACGTGCGACCTGGTAACCGGGATGATTATGGCTGGGGATTGGTGTAGTTTGTTTGACCCCATGGATAAATCCCCCGTATTAGAAAATGAGAATAATGTCAGGGAGATTATGCTTATGAGAAAATCAGATGGGGATATAGATTTTTCTAGCACCTTTTTGAATTGGATTGAAAAAAAGCAGAAGTCGGGGAAATGGGCAGAAGTGGAAAAGGAAGAGGAAGCGGAAGTACCAAAGGTTGCACCTAGTAACCTTCGTCCCAATCCAAGAGATATAGCCCAATATTCCAAGCTACCTCCTGCACAACAAAGAAGTCAGGTACAAGGTTTCAAAACGAATGTGCAAGAAACCCAAGGAGGACGAGGAGACCCACGATATCAGGCACAGGGGATACCGCAAGCAGGAAAAAAACCTGTGGGAACAGCTAGTGCAAGGATGGCTGCTGGAGGATTGGATGTAACACGACATCCCCCAACCAAGGGGAAGGGGGGAGTCCCTCAGGAAGTGGGTCAAGGCGGTTCGGCTAGTGGTGGGCCTAGAACAGGTTTTGCTTCAGTCCCTGGAGCTAAAGAGAAATTACGAACTCAGGACGTAGGTAGTACCGTATATCATAATAGTCTTAAAAGCATTAAAAAACTAATTTACTCTGTAGTTGACCCAGGCCGTCAACGACGGGAGAAAAATATGAAACAGGAAGTAGAAAAATCCCTGACGAAAGGGTATGACCATTCAAGTCCCAAGAAGAAAGCCTCCCTACGTATTGTTAAAAAGAAAGAAGAGGATAAAACTCCTCAGGGAGTAATGGAGGAATCTATAGAGAAAGCTATACCAGAATCTTTACAAGCCCTCAGAAAATTTCATGGTGGAATAGCAACCCTAGCTAACCAGGGCGGTAGGGAAACTGAACATCACCAATTACTGAGGGAGTACGGATTCCCTTCTGAGCAACCT